GTGATTCCTATGGTGGTGCCGTGCTACGATTTGAAACGTGTAACACCACCAACATTTTACAGTTTAGGATTCTGCTATCTAAAATTGAGATTGTTTATTTAAAGAAAAAGAAGACCGCCGTCTCCCGAAAAAACTTTAAATAATTTCAATTAGACGGCATACAAGATAATCTTGTTCCCGGGACATAAAGCCCCACTCGCTAATCACCAGCGAGATTTTTAATCCACTAACGTAGGATTTTCATACCCGGTCTCAAATAAGAGACCCTTTATAATACATATGCTTCCGGTTCATTAACCAGAAACATAGGTGGTACACCACAGAAGAAATAAAGGTTAAAATCTTCTGCGATGGAGACGTACGACGCCATTATCGGGTTATCTGTATCCTGGTTAATATAAACACAGGCAGTTAACTGATGAAAGGCAGTCGGCGCCCCAACCCCTGTCATATTTGTATCGCGACAGAGATAAAAGCGATCTGAACAGTAAAAGGGCAATTCAGCCTCTATTACCGGATTATTTCTCACGTCAGTAACGTGAGTAGCACACCAAGTATGCGGAAACAAGTCCTGACAGGCCTGAGCTGCAACATTAAATTGCGAATCAGACCATATAGTACTCGTGTTCAAGTGTTGGAAATAACCAATGGCATCAGTCTCCTTCGTAATTGAAAGAGATGATGGAGCATTGGTAATTCCTTGAATGTGATATTTCCACCTTAAGCCACCACGGCGAGCAGCATAGGCAGGTAGTAGGTAATTAAGTAGCGTTACCTTAACAAAGTTCCAACCAACAGCGTTGGGAACATCGTTAAGAGCCTGGTCAATAGCGCCACCGACAGCTCCGTAATACAACGGAATATCGGGGACAACCAAACGCCACCACATATATCCAGTACTACCAGTATATTGCGGCTGCCAAGCCCTGGAAAACTCATACCTCTTGAGACACTGTCGAAACGAAACGACTGGGTCACCAAAGAAAACGTCAAGAGTATGATCCATAGGTAATGGCGGAGCCAAAGTATTGGATGATTGAGATAAAGTTGGAGCAGACTCTGTTGAAGTATCAACAGGATCTGCTTCTTCTCCCATCTGCGCAACAAAGCCAGGACCAGGACCTCCTCCGATTGTAATTCCGGGGGAATAAGATAGGCCTTTCATATGTTCGCAACAAGGGACACAAACCTCAAAATCATCACAGGTGGAAACAAAAACATTAATAACAATGTTTGGAACATCTGCATTGGCTGATGTAAGCTCATTGACTACGATTACGGAAAAAGCACCATTTGCCCCAATATTAGGGGAAGGCGTAGTCAAAAAAGCATGGTCAGAACCAGCAGGATAGTAGGAAAGCGCAGTTTGTAAATCCAAAACGGGTAACCAAGAAGTAACTTGGCCCCATCCGAATTCCAAAGTAAAATCGCGCTCACCTGCTAAATCACAAACATGGGCATAGTTTACATTATATTCACCGGCCGAAGTAGCCTGGAGCAAATAAGGATCATAAACGATCTTAATTCGCCCTTTGTGAAATGCAGATGCCACCACTTGAAAACGAAACTTCATAGTGCCACGCCAATACGTAAACGGATTAGCTGCAAAAGCACATGGAGTCAGGTGTATCTCCTGAGTCAAGCCCGTCGAAAATGTGTCAAATGACACAGGGGTGACATGCTTGGAATACAAGAAGGAGTCGATAGAATCACTACCACTCCAAGAGAATGAGGTCAAAAAAGACTCTCGCTGGGATAAAGACAATATAGACATTTCATCAGCGGAATCAAGACCAACAACTCTTGGGTCCAGTGTTACTTCTTGTTTACAATCAAGCGTTAACTTGGTGGCATTATCAGGAATATTAGTATTAGCCAATACACCAACGTATTCTGGTTTTATAGTTCGAGAAGGTTCTTCCTGCGTAGCGCGGGAATAGCCAAAAATAGAAGCGATAGAACCAGTTGCATTGGCGGCCATCTGGGTAGCCTTAGCATACGGGGCAATTGCCGGTATCTTTGCTAAGGCTCCAGCAGCTCGTGCTATGGTAAAAGCAGGCTTAGATATTGGACCAGTCCCATATTCATCACCCATCTGTGGTACAATAAGACCACAGGGGGCAGAAGTAGGAATTGACAAGGTCACATCTGTAGCCCAAGCAAACACAGAAACCGTAATAGGTAAAGTGCTTCCATTGGCATGAGCAAGTTGAGTAAGATCTCTGAGTACAATAATACCCATTTGATCAAAATTGGCTAGAGGAATACTAATAGCATTCTTAGGACAGAAAAATGGTAATTCCAATTGTCCACCTTGTGACGTGGTTGGGTCAAGGTAAACATGGGGTAATTGAGAAGCTTGAATAAGGTCCTGAGCTACGAAAGCCCGCGGTAGCGGGGATCCGAAGATCTCATTAGGACGAGGCAAATAAGAAACAAGCATCCTACCATAATAAAAACCATTTCCGTTTAGTACAACCTTGACATGTAGCTTGCAGCGCAATAAATTATAATTATTGATTCGATTAACAACCCGTGTATTTGTAAAAAACAAATTCCAAGGGTCAATATATTCGAAAGCAGGCGTTGCAG